CGCTACTTTCATCATAAACTAGGTTAGTCGGTAGTTTCGTTCGGTTATCCAAGCTATATTCGCTATTCGCTAGACTTAGACCGTTCATATTTTTCGGCTGACACGCAACAGTCACCGATAAGTCGCAAAATCCATTTTTATTTTTCCTTTTGTGTATTTTAGTTCTTACACGTAACTGCTGCTCGCACACAAATACGGGAACTTTGAAGTCGCATATATCATTCCCCAAATGATACAAACCTTTATCTGATATTTGTATATACGAACACCCCTTTCTACTATATAACTTCATTATTGTGTCACTCGGGCAGTCGATGTACACGTCATTGAAATCGGTTGTTTCGCGTTTTATCTTTACCCATTCTTCGTGTGTTATGTTTTTTAACATAAAGGGAGGAATTTTCCCATTGAAAAGTGTAAGGGTTGAAATAAGGTCTTCAAAGACAGTTTTCGAAGCTTCCGGTATTTTATTTCTTTTACTTCCTATCCATTTTTTATCCGTCTCGTCGTATTTTAAACAACACTGCATCCAATCAGGCGTTTTTGATTTTTTTATTTCAATCGATATATCCCTTGCCATAGCTTCTTTCATATTACATTCAATATCATTTTTAGAACTGCAGCCACCCAGCTCGGTTTCTACTTGTGTGTTGAATTCAATACCATTTAGTTTGGTTCTTTTAACTATATTATAAACCGCTAATTCGTATTTTTTTCCGCTAACGGAACACCCCGAACCTTTTTCGTTCATTTTTTTTGGCGTGATAGTATGTGTATGTATATGTTTAGCGTTTATATATGTTTTTTTATACATCAATTTTGTTCTTAGATAATTTATAATTATATGAGGAATCCTCAAAAAAATAACCATAGAATTGCGTTGTTCAATGCTATTACATTTCTATATCATTAAATTTAATATTGTTTGATTAAATTTAATATTGTTTGATTGTTTGATTAAATTTAATATTCTTTTATTTACCTACACAACACACAACACCACTAACGCGCATACATAAGACCAGCATTTCCAGACATAAATGTTATGACATTGTACCTTTCTTCTAGGACAACCAAGTTATAGTTGTAGTCGTATATACGCCACGTCGGTTTGTTTACACCAATGGGTAATCTCGTTAATGGGTCGCAAATTGTTAGAAAATTCGCACTAGGGTCAAGTGGTGGATAAAACGTCGTGAATTCGAATTGAACATTCGAAAATTTACTCGTATTAAGCGCCCCAGTAGGTTGAAAATTAAACGGGTCGGTATCTAAGCAAAAGTTATAACAATATAGTCCGGTAGGGGCGTTACTAGGTGTTCTCACATATTTCTCTACAAAGTTATAAATGCCTACATCTAGTATATTCTCGCGATACTTTCCGTCTAATAAAATAGCCATATTTAATAATATACCGCGTTGATTATTTGCACTAAAAGGCTGTGTAACAAAAAGCCCGGTATTATTTTGCGTTAATGTACTATAACCTGGTCCTACAAGAACATTGCTACATGATACATTTATACCTCCATAAATCCCATTATACTGGCTAAGAGGTGTAACAGGCGCGGGAATGATATTCACAGGCAAGTAGTTATATGGCCAGTTCGAATAGTTGCTCCACTGGTTTCGCAAATTAATATCACTTCGCTGAAAAAAGAACATCCAGCTACTTACCATCCCCAGCGTGTTTTCTAGCCATACGCGGTGTGAACCTGTAACATTCTCGAAATTCCATTCATATGCAGACTTGATTAGATATTTTTGTTCATTTGCGGCAAATGTCTTCGCTTCATCATTCGACAAAAACGCATACGTGCTAATTAAATGTATATCAGCATTCCACTCCGATTGCGCATTATTATTATAGTCAGTTGCAGCAAGACTAACACTTGGCGGCGATTGAAGAAAACGGTACAACTGCATATACTCGTTTGTATAATTAGGACGAACCATTGGATAGCCATTTGTGGGGTCCATCACATCGCGAATTGTATATAAATCATTAATCGGTCGCATCGTTACGTCTATCTGTAGCTGATTGTATTGAAGTGCAATTAAAGGGAACGCCATTTTGCTTGAAAGCGTAAACCAAGCATTTATGGGTATATATAAACGACGACTTCGAATAGAGGGTTCCGACCCTTGAGCCAAATTAGTATAATATGCATTCGGGTACATATTTATTCTACCATTTGAATTTCCCGGGTCATTCAATTCGGCGGTATTTCCAGTCATGTCGTCATAGAGCGCCCTTTTTACTCCTGAAAAATCGCGCTGCACTAATGCCAATAAATATTTACCCGTCAATACTTGTAATGTTTGACCTCCAACTGATATACGTATCTCTTTTATCATCTGTGTTCCTAAATTCTCAATCCATCGAAACTCGTATGGCGCCCAGTCTTTCACGCCACATGTTGGATTTGGTGGATATATCGGGCTCCATATTGTCGGCAATGTAACTACAATATATGTGTCCATTAAAAGATCCGCATACCTTGGAACATAAAACGTAAACGTCGAGTCTGTTGTTAGTCGCAGAGACCTTTGCCCGGTAAAGTCGATTCTAAATTTTTGCATACCAAAGTTTGTATACTTTGCATACGTTGCTTTAAAAAATGTTTTCTTAGGATTTCCATTTAATATGACATTTTGATTTCCATATGAGACAATATTTAGTAATCCTCCTGTCATTCTTTTTGTTTATATGTTATTATATGTTATTATATATTATTATATGTTATTATATATTATTATATATTTAACATATTAATAATTTTTAACAAGTTTTTTATATATATAATTAATATCATTGTATAATTAATATCATTATATAATAGTATATAATAGTATATATTAATATTAAAAGTATGTCAGCACCAGGACCAGGACCAGCATCAGCGCCAGGAACTCCACAACCCGGTGGAGGTATTAATATTAATTTCTTACCTTCTACAGCTGCTATACGCAGTGTACTAACTTCGCAAGTTACTCCGATGGCAATTCATTGGTTTGGCATGGCATTTGTCATAGTTGTATTGCTGTGGCTTATTACCTATGTTAGTACAAAAATTAATTTAGGAAAAACCAATTGTGATATTATTGCCGAAGTCAATAAAAAATCCACTCCTACAAAAATAAACTCAAGATGGACTACATCTAGCTCGCCAGACTATGCAGGAAAAAATCTGCGAGACTTTTATATTAAAACCGCATACAACTGTTGTGCATCCGGTCAATTCAAAAGCGACTTTGTTAGTATGTGTGCTCTGCAAAACGCCATTAAGCAGGGCGCGCGTTGTCTAGACTTTGAAATATTTTGCATAGATAATATTCCCTCAGTAGGAGTTTCATCGATTGACATGATTGGTGTAAAACAAAGTTACAATAGTCTTCCTGTTTCGCAAGTTCTACGAGAATTGAATAATATTGCGTTTTCAGAAACGGCGGGTGTATGTCCTAACCCGAAAGACCCTCTCCTCCTGCATTTCCGTATAAAGACGAACAATGTAAATATTCTTAATATATTAGCAAGCGAAATTGCCGAAAACTTGGGTGATAAGTTATTGCCGATTGAGTTTATGCGCGAAGGCAATGGGACAAATATCACGAAACGCCCGATTAAAGACTTTATAGGAAGAGTGGTCATTATGGTCGAGAAAAGTAACTCGTCGAATACGATGCCTATCTTGTACCAGTCTAAAAATATGTGGGAGCTTACAAATGTAACTACTAACTCCGTTTTTATTCACTCGAAGCGATATATGGACGTTAAAAATTCAAACGACCTCGAAACAATTACCAATTTTAACAAAGAGAATATTACAATTGTTATGCCCGACTTATCCGTATCCAATGCGAACTACGTTTCGACGGTTCCACAAGCTGTTGGATGTCAACTTATGGCTATGAATTTTCAAAATGTAGACCAAAATTTGCTGACATATAATGAGTTATTTGAAAAAGCAGAGAGTGCGTTTGTTCCAAAACCGAATGAACTTATACACGTGCCTGTGTTTATTGATAAACCTAAACCTTTGCCTTCTTATCTCAGTTTTGCCGCGAAAGAAATAGATGGTCCAGGAAATGTCAAAATCGTTGGATAAATTATGTTACTCTTTTTTTATATACTATTTAGTTTACTCTTACTATCCTATTTTATTATATCTTTCTAATATAATAATATATACCATAGTAATATATATACCATACTAATTTACTTATATTATGAATAAAACAAATAGTGCCAAAAATAACCCGAATAACCCGAATAACCCGAATAACCCGAATAAATCTAATAACCCTAACAACCCTTTAAATATACTATACTATGAAAACCGCGAGTTAGAGTTGCTAAAAAATGCGATAAATATTGAAGCGAAAAAGCGCGGCGAGCGTATTGCGCAGAATCCGGTAATGAAGGACATCATTTCCGTTCTTGAGAAGTTTATCCGCGATAAAAATCTTGTTTGTTATGGCGGAACGGCGATTAATAATATTCTTCCACCCGTTGACCAGTTTTATAACCGCGATTTAGAAATCCCTGATTATGACTTTTTCTCGCCAAACGCAATGAATGATGCAAAGGCTTTGGCGGACATTTACTTTAACCAAGGATTCTCCGACGTAGAAGCAAAGGCAGGAGTCCATTATGGTACATATAAAGTATTCGTCAATTTTTTTCAGATTGCTGATATTACGCAACTAGATAGTAAACTATTTAGTAGTCTTAAAAAAAATGCTATTATTAAGGACGGTATTCGTTATTCACCGCCCAACTTTTTAAGAATGGCAATGTATTTGGAATTGTCTCGCCCTGGTGGCGATATCACGCGTTGGGAGAAAGTGTTAAAGCGTTTAAACCTTCTTAATAAAAATTATCCACTTAAGGCGGAAAAGTGTGACCCGGAAACATTTCGTCATTCTTTATCTGCGCGTTCAAAAACAAAGCAGTACTATTACCAAAAAGAAGTCATACAAAATGTTATCAAGGATATCGTATCAAGTGATAGTTTGGTTTACATAGGTGGTTATGCTAACGCGCTTTATTCGCGTTATTTAAAAAATCGCGAAAAAATGTATCTAAATGAAATACCCGAATTTGACTTGTTGTCAAATACACCCGAAAAAACCGCGAAAAAAATAAAAGAAGAGCTGGAAAAAAAGGGAGTACTTAGTGTGAATATTCAAACAAAACCGTCAATCCCCGAGTATTTATCTACACACTATGAAATTACAGTCGGGTCTCAAGCCATCGCGTATGTTTATAAACCACTTGCGTGTCATAGTTATAACACTATTAAGCTAGATGGTAGAATATTTCGCGTTGCTACTATTGATACGATGATGAGTTTTTATTTACTGTTTTTATATGCAAACCGACCATATTATAACCCTCGGCGAACTCTTTGTTTGTGTGAGTATCTGTTTAAAATACAACAGAAGAATCGTCTTAAAATGAAAGGGCTATTGCGACGTTTTAGTATAACATGCTATGGTAAGCAAAAGACACTAGAAGATATTCGAACAGAGAAGTCAAACCAATATAAGAAACTTAAAACTAAAAAAAATAGCAACGAATATAATAAATGGTTTTTGCGTTATAATCCAGAGACGAATAAACAGAATAAACCTATTTCTAAAGTAAAAAAAACAAAGGAAGACTTGATAAATGAAGCAAAATTGGCTTTAGAGGCAAAAGCAATTACATCTAAGGCGGTTATTGCTGAGATAGAAAAAATGGATAAGGCGCCTAGTGTGGGAAAAAATAAAATATCGTCATCTCCGTCTCGGTCACAGTCGATGCGTTCTACGAGTTATTTATCGCGTGTATTAATGAATAGGAAAAAAAATAAAAATTCTACTAAAAAAATAAATAAGAATAAAAATAAAAATAAAAATAAAAATAATATTTCCGATAACCAGTTAT